ATGTCTTTGTCTGTAGATCAAGTGTTTATAAAACAATTTGAAGCAGATGTTCATTTGGCTTATCAGCAAATGGGCACAAAATTACGTTCCACAATTCGCAGTAAATCTGGTGTTGTTGGAATGTCTACTACGTTCCAAAAAGTTGGAAAAGGTATTGCCAGTACGAAATCGCGTCATGGTATTGTTCCTGTGATGAATTTAAATCACACACCTGTGGAATGCACTTTGCAAGATTATTATGCAGGTGATTGGATTGATGCGTTGGATGAATTGAAAACAAACGTTGATGAACGTCGTGTTGTTGCGTCTGCAGGTGCGTATGCATTGGGTCGCAAAACAGATGAATTAATCATCGCTGCAATGAACAATGCAACACAATATGTTGGCGATTATTCAACAGGTTTAACAAAAGCGTTAATTATGTCTGCTGTTGAAAAATTGAACCAAAACGATGTTCCAGATGATGGTCGCAGATTTGCAGTAGTTGGTGTGCATCAATGGAATGAATTGATGTCGATGAATGAATTTGTATCTGCTGATTATGTTGGCGGTGCAACACCATTAGTTGATGGTTGTGAATCAAGAAAATGGTTGGGTATCAATTGGATTTTGTGCAATTCGTTACCTTTGGCAAACACCGACGACCGTGATTGCTTTATTTATCATGCATCAAGTATTGGTCATGCATGTGGTCAAGAAGTTAAAACAGATATTACTTGGCATGGTGAACGTGCTGCACACTTTATAAGCAACAGCATGTCCCAAGGTGCCGTATTGATTGATGCAGAAGGTATCGTTCGTATTAAATGCGACGATGACGCTGCTTAAATAAAACATTTCGTAATATAACCAAAAGGAAAATCAAATGGCATTTCAAAACAAAAATTTGTCAGTAATTGCGTATGCAAACGGTTTTACATTGTGGCATTATAAAGAAAATGCAACGTTGGCAACTATAACCGCTTCTGGATATTTTGCTAATGTGAAATCTTTGATGAACAGTGGTGATATCATTTTAATTAATGGATCAAATGGCACGACAATCAAAGTCATTACCGTTGCAGCAGATTCAATAACTGTTGGGGCGTTGTCTTAATTGTTTTTATTAATTGAAAATGGGTCGTTTTTAACGGCCCATTTTTTATAAAATAGGTGGAATATATGTTTACAAAAATAGATTTATGTTCAATGGCTTTGTTAAAGTTAGGTGAAAAACCAATTCAATCTTTGTATGAAGATTCGGCAGCTGCTCAATTGGCTAGAACTTTGTTTGATCCAACAATTGATGCGTTGTTATCAATGTTTCCATGGCGTTTTGCAACCCAAACAATTGTATTGAATAAAAATACAGACGGCGATTTTATAATACCTACAAATGTGTTGCGCATTATTAAATGTGAAGGGCAAATAAATGGCAATAAAATCAATACATCCGGCGACACATTAGAAATCGTAGCGGTTGTTCGCGTTGAACCGGAATCTTTTCCTGGATATTTTGCTACATTGGTTGCGACAAAGTTGGCAATGGAATTTTGTATACCTTTGATTGGTGATGTTAATGTTTTTAAAATGATAACCGCATTATATGAATCTGAATACCAATCTGCAAAGTTCATAGACAGCACAACATCGAATCAATCAAACATAGATAATTTTTCTTTGATAAATTCAAGATTTTAATTATGGGGGATAATCATGGGAAATTTTCTTAGAACACAAAATTCTTTTTCATTTGGGGAAATTTCGCCTGAATTTTACGCATCATATAATTCTAAGGGCTTATCAGTTTTGGAAAATATGGATGTTTTAGAATCAGGTGGATTAAGGCGCAGACCTGGATTACAAAAAATACGAAATGTATCCAATGGGGCAATAATAGTGCCTTTTGCAATCAATGAATCAGAAAAATATTTGTTGGTTATTTATAATTTATTCATAGAAATATATTGTAATGATGAAAAAATTGCGGGTATCAATGCACCGTGGATGAGTCCAGATCTGCCAAAATTACAATACGCACAAAGATTTAATAAAATATTTTTTACACATCCTGATTATGCACCAAAGGTATTAACCAAATCAGGTAATACGTTTACTTTGTCTGATTTTGCGTTTAGTACTGGTACAGATGGAACTGTGTATATGCCGTTCATGCAATTTGATGATGCAACAGGTGTGACAATAACTATGACGAATAGTGATGTTGGTAATAATTACGCAACATTTACAACAAATGTAGATTTTTGGACGCAAAGTGCGATTGGTGAAAGATTATATGTAAATAATAGATATTGGATTGTTGCAACCGTTCAAGATGCACGTGTCGCAATTGCGTATACTAATGGTTCTTATACATTGCCGGATAGTCCTGTGACAGATTGGTATGAAGGCGCATTCAGCAATAAACGTGGGTGGCCATCATGTGTATCTTTCCATCAAAACAGATTGATTTTCGCATGCACAAAAAGTGTTCCTAATTGTGTATGGATGTCAAAAGTCGGCGATTATTACAATTTTGATACAGGAACAGGTTTAGACGACGAAGCAATCAGTGTGACATTATTATCTGCGCAACATCATCAAATTTGCACGATTATCAGCAGTGATAAATTGCAAATATTGACATCTGTGGGCGAATGGGCTATTTCTAATTCTCCATTAACACCGTCAAATGTGGACATCAAACAACATACGTCTGTGGGCAGCATATCAACCAGATATTTACCACCACAAAAAATAGAATCCAGCACGGTTTTTATATCTGAATCAGGCAAAGATATTCGTGAATTAGATTTGGATGTAATGGGCGAAAATTACAGCGCAACAGATTTGTGTTCTTTTTCCAAACACTTAATGGGGACACCGGTTAGTATGGCATATAACCCAAATAGTCATCAATTGTTTATAGTGATGGATAACGGTTGTATGCGTGTTTTGAATAAATATGTAAACACAGAAATTTCTGCATGGGGAACGTATACAACGGACGGCAATTTCAAATATGTTGGTGTATTAGATAACGCGACATACGTTATCGTTAAACGTGGCGCAACATCTGCATTGGAAAAATTTGATACCACATGTTTAAAAGATGCCGGAACACATGAATATTCATATACAATATCTGCGTTTCCATTGATAATAAACGGGCACAGTCCAAAGAAAATTCGTGCGCGTAAAGCATCTGTACGTGTAATCAATACTAAGAGTTTATATGTAAATAGCCATCGTATGGCAATACCAAATGATGTATTTGATAATGGCAGTTCTGGTTACAGCGGAGATTTATCCATTAATTTACTTGGAACCGAAACAGATACATTACAACCAATGTGGACAATTACCAGCAATGAACAATTACCGGCAACTATATTATCTGTGACAATTGATGGAACATACGTATTATAAAACCAAAGGAGATCTTTATGGGACAACTTGTATCTGATGTAACAAAAGTTTTAGATTATAAATCAGACAAAAAAAACGCTGAAAGTCAGCGTCAAAAAATATTGGCACAAATAGCCGAAGATGAAACAGCGAAAACTAATTTGATAAAAAAAGTTTTGTCCACGCAACGTGCAAAATATGGGGCGTCGGGAAATTCTGGAAATGGTTTTTCTGAAAAAGCAGTATTGAAACGTTTGCGTGATGAAACAGCCGAACCGTATGATACAAAATATAAAAATAATCTTGAAAAAATTGCGAATATAAAAACCAATAAACCCAATCTGTTAAAAACGTGGCTTTCCAAAATAGATAAAATAGCAGGCTAAGCAATAATTGTATATGTATAAAATAGTTTGATAAAGGTTTAAATAAATACAATGACGATTACGGCGGCCTTGGATTTTTTGCACACATGGAATAAATTATTGGGATTTCAAACACCACAACATCATGAACAAATAATGCGTTTTTTAATAGATATATTAAATAACGAACCACATCGTGGGTTATTAAACGCATTTCGACATTCTGGAAAATCGACAGTTGTGGGTATATTTGCGGCATGTGTTTTGTATCACAGACCTGAAACCAGAATATTGATATTATCTGCAGAATCGAGTTTGGCATCACGTATGGTGGCACATGTTAAAAATATACTTGAAAATCATCCGTATTGTGCGGATGTGTTGCCTGATGTTAAAAAAGAGTGGGGAACACATAAAATCACAATAAAACGTCCCATAGGAATTCGGGAACCATCGGTTATATGTCAGGGAATTTCTGGAAATATTACGGGATTGCGTTCAGATTTAATAATTTGTGACGATGTAGAGGTGCCAAATACATGTAATACGCAACAAAAAAGAAACAATTTACGTGAAAGATTACGCGAACTAGATTTTATATTATCGCCAAACGGAACGATGATATATATCGGAACCCCACATACAAAAGATACGATATATCAAATATGATTATTTAGGTGCAGACGATATAAATGTGCGTAGTTTTGCTAGAATTTCTTGGCCTTCTTCGCCAAACATAGGCAAATAAGTTTCAAATTCTGGCATATCAGCCTGGATTTGTGCACGACTGCGTTCTGTGAAGTCTTCTGATATCAATTCTTTGGCGGAATCCCACATTTGAAATGCACGTGCGGTTCGGATAACATTATCCCATTGTGCCTGCATGTCGGGGTTACGTGATAATGCTGCTTTGATATTTTCTTTCCAGTTGTTGCCGAATTTTTGAACACATTTTAATTGTTTGATTTTATTTAATTCATCAATGCTGGGTTCAAAACTATCCAAAGCGGTCTTTAATTCAGCCAATTCAGCGTCGGTTAAGTTTACGTTGATTCCATGGGTTGCCATCAAGCCACCATACGGTAATAATTCAGGATCGATAGTATTCATCGGGGTTTTACCAGACCGCAAATTATTGATATGCGCCACCAGACGTTTACCTGTTGGTAATTTTTCCAATTCAGCAATAACATTTGGATCATTAGATTCTGCAATCAACATGTGATTGACCGCAGCCCAACCGCCGGTTAAAACGTGTTCTTGACGATAAACGTTCAAAAGACGTTGCGCGATGACATGAGCTTGTTGTTGCATGGTATTCCCCCCTTTGATTTTACCGATGTTATTTCATGACAATCATGATTACTTTGTGCATAGTTGTGGCAACTACCTTTTCTTCTGGATTTGATATATGACCATACATTTTTCCATGCGAATCTTGACGAACTGTTGCCAATTGCACGTTAATCACATCGTCTGAGTTCAAATTTTTAAAATCAGCATCTATGCAAATCGCCAAATCCCCAGCAGCAGGTTTTGCATTAGCATCCACAAACACATACGCAGATTCTGGAATAAATCCACCCAATCGTTTAGTGTTTGGAATAACCGCATAAATATCACTGACGCCTTCCAAAGAACTGGGGGCGGCAATCATGTGTTCATCAGATTTTTTAAATTTGATAGATTTGCCATCTGGCATACCAAATACAGGAACCAATTTTTTGCGCGCATTGTCATACAATTGTGCACCCAAAAGTCCACCGTGGATATCAATGCCAGATTGCGTGCTTTCTGGTTCTAGAACTGATTTTACGCGTTCTTTAACTTTATTGATTTGTTTTGTTAATTCGCCAGATTTGTAAAGTTTTGCGATTTCTTCGAACAATTGATCGGCCGTATAACCAAAAGTGTTTGCCAACAAATCGATTTCGTTTTCATAAACTTCGCGTTGACCAACTTCTATTTTATGGTACACAGACAACGTCATTTTTGCCGCTTTTGCAGTTTGAGCAATAGTTTTTTCTGCGCGTTGACGAATTTTGCGTAACCCAGAACCGAAAATCTTTAAACCGCTGCCTTCGTTATCAGTTAAACGACGTTTGATTTCGTTTTGCCATTGATTAGCGACAGCATCTGTTTCATGAATGAAAATATCAGATAATTTACAACCCAAAATGGTACATACATTTAACAACTGTTTTTGATTTAATCTGCGAACACCTTTCTCTATTTTGGAAACCGCAGACAAAGACAAACCAGACCGTCTTGCCAATTCGGTCATTTTCATTCCCTTGGCGGCGCGCAAATTTCTAATGTTATTTGGAAATATAATCTCTTCTTGTGCCATAATGGACTCCTATTAATATATTGTTGACAAAATAATAGTCAAAAAAAATCACTTTGGCAAGAAAAATAATTAAAAATCGTCTGGCAAATCTTCAATATTCACGACGGTTTGGTTTCCAGAATCATCGTTGCTGGTATATTGTGATGCAAAAGAAGTGTCTTCTGGTACAGATGGCATTCCGTACGTGTCCAAATTATCAAACAGATAATATTCCCCAGTGAAACTTAAATGGACAGTTTCGGGTTTACCATGACGATTCTTTGCGATGATAATATCCGCTTTGTTTCGAGAATTATCAAGACGTTTTTGCCAATGTTGTTGCACGTTTTCAGATGCCGTCCCGGATAAACGTTTATCGGGTGAACGACCATCCAAATAATATTCTTCACGATACGTGAACATTACAATATCGGCATCCTGTTCAATGGAACCAGAATCACGCAAATCGGAAAGAATAGGGCGTTTATCATCACGTTGTTCAACACCACGTGATAATTGAGACAACGTTATCACAGGCACATCCAATTCTTTGGCCAGAATTTTAAGACCGCGGGTTATTGTTGATAATTCTTGAACACGGTTATCGCTTGCTTTTCCACCTGGTAATTTCATCAATTGCAAATAGTCAATAACAATAAGCGCAATTCCACCATATTTGCGCGCAATTCGACGTGCGCGTGTTTTTATCATAGGCACGGACATATCTGCCGTATCATCAATAACCAAAGGCAATTTAGATAACGCATTGTAATATTCAGACAATTTCATGAAATCTTCATCTGTCAAATTACCATCGCGCATATGGGTTGCAGGAATTTTTGATTGAGATGAAAATATACGTGTTCCCAATTGATCGTGTGACATTTCCAAACTGAAGAATACAACTGCGCCTTTGTATTGTTGATTGGCACGTCCATTATATAAGGCATTTGCAGCGTTAAAGGCGATGTTCATTGCCAATGTTGTTTTACCCATACCTGGACGACCTGCGATGATAATTAAATCGGAATGGTGCAGACCACTGATTGAACGATCCAACGCGTCCAACCCCGTTGTTAATCCAGACAGTTTGCCGTCGGCTTTGTATGCGATTTCGGCCTCTTGTAATGCGCCTTTTAAAGCCTCTGCCAAAGATACTATATTTTGTTCAGATTGCCCGGTTGTTGCCAAATTAAAAAGTTGTTGTTCGGTTGATTCTATTTGTGAATCAACGGGTTTATCAAGGTCTTCTGTGTATGCATCTTCGATTATACTTTGACCTAATTTTATCAAATCACGACGGCGCGCAGCATCAAAAATAAGACGTCCATAATGTTCGGTATTTACAACCGTTGCGCCCGCAGATGCCAATTTAGAAAGATATTCAACACCGCCAACAGATTCCAACACACCCTGTTGTTCAAGATAGTTTTTAACAGTGATAATATCAAATGGTATGCCGGTGGAAAATTGACGAAGTGCCAATTTGTAAATTTCCTGGTGGGCAGGATGCGAAAAATGTTCCGGCAACAGAAATTCAGATACAGATTCCAATGCACGATTATTAAATAAAACGGCAGCCAGAACAGCCTGTTCTGCTTCTAAATTCGTTGGTAAAGTTTTCGGAGTAAAGTCCATGTCTTTTAGATTAAACAAAAATTTTGATAATGCAATACCTTTTTTAAGTGGGTATACGCAATTAAAAATTCCAATCATAGATAATCGCGGAAATCCGGCATGGCCAGAAATGTTTCCACTTGAAAAAATTCGTGAATTAGAACGAACCGTTGGTCCCAGACATTTTTCTGCCCAGATGATGTTGGAATATGTGCCAGAAGAAAGAATACATTTGGATCCTGGTGCGTTGCATTTTTATGATGATGATTTCGATATAAAAACAGCGAAAATAGGCGAACACATTATCACGGGTGTATCGTTTTATTGGGATCCTTCAAGTGGACATGCCGTATCAGATGGCAGTGTTTGTGCACTGATTTATCATGATGATAAGGCCAAAGAAGTCTTTGTACATGATGTTTTATATGTTTGTGTTGATGACGATGATTTACATCCGCTATCTACACAATGTTCGTGTGTGTTGTCATTCATGCAAAAACATAAAATCAACCATATTGGCATAGAAACAAATGGTATAGGTAATGCATTACCAGAAATAATGAGACAGATTGCAAATACTAATGATATGGCAATCAATATCATAAAAATTTCAAACCATATAAAAAAAGAAACAAGAATTTTGAATGCTGTGGAACCTTTGTTAAATACGGGGCGACTTTATATGCACAACAAAATCAAACAAACAATGTTGTTATCAGAAATGTTGGCATGGACACCAATTGGATCAACTGAACACGATGACGGATTGGATGCGATTGCAGGTGCATTATCTATGACGCCTTGGCGGGTTCGACCATTTGCGCATCAATCTATTTTGATAAAAGCAAACACAGAATTCAAAATCTAAACAAAAACAAAAGGAAATTAAAATGCAAAAAAATCTTATGCAATTATATAAACGTGCGCTGGATGAACGGGAAATTTGGTTGAACCGTTGGAAAACAGCACAACGTTATACAATTCCAACAAATGATGCAGATGCTGCAACTTTGTTTGATGCAACTGCGTCAGATGCAGTAGATAATTTATCGGCATCTATGTATTCGTTGTTAACGCCACCTGAATCTTTATGGATAAATCTGGTTCGTGAAAGCGATTTATCGCCAGATGCTGAAAATGCAACCATGATGTTGCGCGCACATTTAAATGATTCGAATTTTTATACGACAATACATCAATGCTATACAGATTTAGTAGTATTAGGAACCGCATGTTTGTTCATGGCGGAAAATCCAATTGGGGCAGATTCAGCATTTTCTTTCACCGCTATTCCAATGACAGATATCGCATTATTACCAGGTGCTGTTTTTCATACGACATCATTACCTGCATGTGACGTTATTGAAAAATATCCGACGTTTGTTTTTCCAAAAAATTTGCAGGCCACAATTAAAAATAATCCGCAAACACCCATTAGATTGGTTCAATCTTTAATTGGAACAGATTTCACGGCATGGATTGATGTTGGCGGTGATTTTGAAAATAATGTGGTTGCACGTGGAACATTTGAAACAAATCCATATATCATTTTCCGTTGGTCTTTGGTCAGTGGTGAAATATATGGACGTGGCCCAGTTTTACGGGCTTTGCCGGATATAAAGACAGCAAACAAAGTTGTTGAATTAGTTTTGAAAAACGCAACTATCGCGGTCAGTGGCATTTGGCAGGCAGATGACGATGGTGTTATAAATCTTTCAAATATAAATTTAACACCTGGGGCCATTATTCCAAAGGCAGTTGGCAGTTCAGGCCTAACACCATTATCAAGTGGGGCTGATTTTGATGTTTCGCAAATTGTGTTGCGTGATTTGCGCGACAGAATAAGACATTCTTTGTTGGCGGACAGGTTGGGGTTATTGTCTGACAAAGAAATGACTGCAACTGAAATATTGGCGCGCAATGCTGATATGGTGCGAATATTGGGGGCAACGTATGGTCGTTTGTTGCATGAATTTATTAAACCATTGTGTGAACGTGGACTTCAAATATTATCGCGCCGTGGGTTAATAGAAAAAATATCTTTGCACAGCGATGCAGAATTAAAATATCAGGCACCCATTGTGCAAATGGCACGTGAAGAAATGTCTATTATATAGGAATCACAAATGACAGATATTGAAAAACATTATGCACGTACATTTTCCGGAACATCTGGGAAACAGGTGTTGAAGCATTTACGCTCTATGACCATAGAGCGTAAATGTGGTCCGAACATGTCAAATGATGAACTGCGTTGGTGGGCAGCACAAAATGCATTGGTTCATCAAATAGAAAATTTAATAGAACGGGGAAATAATCCAACATGA